TGATTTCTCGTATCACGTTATAGGCGGGATATGGTTAATCGTTGGAAGTGGAACTCCCGCAACAACTACATTGAAAGATTCGCCGAAAGGCAGTATCTATGTTGATTCAGCTAATGGAAATATGTATTTCCAAACGGCAGTAGCCGGAGCAGGTGCGTCAGCATACAAGTTAGTTACTCGAGCGAGCTAATTCGTAATTCGATCAAACCATAGTATTCAGCCCTCGTTTATTCGGGGGCTGGACGCTATTAATTAAAGGAGCTTGCCATGACAGGCAACGAAATGATCTCTCAGCTTGGGATGCGGATGGAAGACCCTTCACAGGAAAATTTCACACAGACCATGAAAATTGACGTTCTTAACGTCGCACAAAAGACAGTGGTGAACTTAATCCACAACGCCTATTTAGACGAATTAGAGTCTATACAGAACGATGTTTCTATTTCCAGCGGTGTAGTGGACTATTCATCTGTGTTTAGCACAACAAGTGTAGTAATAGCAGGCAACGGTTCTGGTTCAGGCGCAACAGCCGTACCTGTAATCCGTGGCGGATATGTCGTCGCTGTAACAGTGACAGCACCCGGAACTGGTTACACTGGTACTCCAACGGCAACGATTTCTGGCGGAGGTGGAGCAAGCGCAACTTTGACTGTAGTTAAGTCTGCGAATACAATAGGCTCTATTACAGTATCAAATCCCGGTAACGGTAGTTATTCAGAAGGAAGCCCAATACGAAACGGCATTACAGCTATCTACGATGAAACTAATGACCTTTTTTGCTCTATGATTGAAGCAAAAGACGCTAAACGGCTTGAAAACAGCTACTTAGCCGGGGGGACGAACAATCCCGTTGCTTACACTCATGGTCAGAAAATTTACGTTTCACCGAGCACCACTGATACGATTGATGTGTGGTACTTAAAAGAACCCACAGCTATTGGTGCTGACGCAAACGAAGCAGACTTAAACGTGGCTCTGCATGAAATAATATTAGACTTTGCTGAATCACAGTTATGGAAGATGGATGCTAAGAACGACAGAGCAACGTCGGCTTCTGCCTCCGCTATGGGGCAGATTGAAGCGTTAAACGCCCGCTATCCTTCGGAAGCACCCAAGGGTTTAGGCACAAAGAATAGAGTTTAGACGATGCTTTGGTCTGAATTACAAGACCGGGTATCAGTCGCTTTTCCCTCTACCTTAGAAGGCTTAAAGTCCCGTGCATTAAAATATCTTGAATTAGCGCAAGAAGATTTTGCGTACCATACTGGCTGTTATGAACGCAACCGAGTTGTTTACGTGGACGCAAAGCAGGCAAAGATACCCCTACCTTCGGACTTTATATCAATCCAAGGGCAAATTGAGTATAGAGGCGATGTAATTAAATATAATCCTCAAATTGGGGTTAGGTCACGGCGAATGACCGATTCTACCTACGAAACGGGACTCCCTAAAGAATATTTTATTGATGGAATGGATTTAATCTTCGTTCCTGTCCCCGATACTGGCGGATTAATGGCGTTTAAGTACAAAGCTAAACCGGGGACGCTTACCGATTCGGCTACCGCATATAAAAAATTACATTACGATGGACTCACGACTGGAATGTTTCGTGCCGGGGATGAGTTATTAGGCAGAACGTCCGGCGTTACCGCAACGGTAGTAGAAGATATAAACGACAAT